AGCGTTCTCAACAATGTGAACAGTTTCAATAGCGTTAGTTGCCACCTCAACAGCAGTGATAGCGTTTTCAACAATATGAATTGTATCTATAGCGTTCTCACCAACTGCTTCGTAATCTATAGAGTTGGGTGAATAGTGAATAGTTTCAATGGTATTATGTGCTATTTCTCCAGATGTTATAGAGTTTGGTTGATAGTGTATTGTTGCAATAGAAAGTGGTGCTATCTCGTTTTCCGTAAACCTTGGTTGTACTATACCTTGTCCTATTATAGATGCATTACTAGCGGTATTACTATTATAAATTGCCCTACAAATTATCACCAATCCGTATCTTACTAATTCACTAAAATCATTAGTTGTTTGCAATTCTGTTGTTGAAACAGACTTTTCAAAATAAACAAACGTGGTTCCATCCTCTGGAATTGTTGCACTACCACCGCTAATAGAATGTATCGTTAGGTCTGCAAACGTTAATGTACCAGAACTCCAAGTGATGTTGTTGTATCCAGTAGATGAAAACTCAACTGTTGTAGTCCAAGTCTTCATATAGTAATCGTCTATTAAACTCCAACTTCCTTCACCTGACGGGCCTATTTCACCAGAATTTTCAACCCTAAATCCATCTCCACTACCCGATAATAAACCACTAGGTGTTAGTCTTACGTTAGGATATTCTCTTGTGCCACCAATCCCTCCGTCTGATGCCCAGAACACAGGGTCAGAAGGGCCAATCTCACCAGACACAAGTCCAGTACCATCAGCATCTAGGTAGAAATTATATTCTCCAGAACCCCATCCAGAGTTTTGTATTATTCCAGCAGACAGCGTACCACAGTCAGCTGATATTGCAGCCAAGGTGCTTACGTTAATTTTGTCTGCCTCTACCGCACCTGCGTTCAGTTGATCTGTGTCAACACAATTAGCAGTCAAGTTGCTGGTTGTAATAGAGTTCGGCCCTATCTGTGTAGACGTTATGATTGATGGTAATATGTTCTTGCATGTTATTGTAGCAGACTGAAGTGCGTCTGAATTGTAGGTTGCTCTTGCTATTAATATATAACCTGGTTCAATTAAAGTTGAGAACGTGTTTGTTGTTGAAAAAGTAGTAGTTGAACTGTTCCTATCAAAGTAAACATACAGTGATTCACCTGCTGATATGGTTGCACTATCACCTGTTATTGAATAGGTTATGTTGTCACCAAGGATTATATCACCACTAGACCATGTTACGTTGTCTTGTCCTGTTGATGAGAAGTCTATACCGTCTGTATTCCAGTTGCTAAGATAGTATTGATTATCTGGTGTCCAATCAGCAAGACCGTTCTCACCGCTAAACACTATACCACCGGGGCCGTCTATGTAGAGACCGTTTGTAGTTAATCTAACGGCAGGGTATTCTCTGCTTGTTCCTATTCCACCATCAGATGCCCACAGTACAGGAGAACTAGGGCCAGTCGCTGGATCAACCATTCCAGTTGCATTAGCGTCTAAGTAAAACTTCTCGTCCCCAGAATCCCAATTTAAGTTCTTTATTAAATCAACGCTTACTTGGTCAAAAGTACCAACACGGGTAAACCTAATCTCGTTCACGGTTACCGTACTTGATTCATCTAACGGTGATACCATTAAACGAAGATACTTATTTTTAAGAGCAACAGGGAATAAAGCTCCCGAACTTCCAGAAGGTACTTCCCAATATTTGTCTATTGCCAACACACTTGTTGCATATGATGTAAGCTGACCGTCTGAATCTAAATCATGGTCACCATTATCATTACCACCTAAATAATCCCACCGACCCCTTAAGTAGTTGCCATAATCGTCTTGCTGTAAATACTCAACCCATATCTTACACGCTTTGTCAACATTAAAAGCAATCTTAATAAAATCTTCTTCGTTTGGTGATTCATATGTTATTCTTACTACGTTTTTTAGTAGTCCCCATATCAACCCAGTATATTCTACACCACTACCTAGATGACCATCTATCAGTGCCTGTCTTACGTTGTAAGATTCTGTGAACTGAAAACTATCACTTCTTTGCTGTGCTACGGTTGGTGGAAGGTGGAATGGGCGGATAGTATCATATACGGTAATATGAGAAGCAGGAGTTTGCAACATGTAGTCTGGAATACCACCTTGAGGTGTCTGTGTTACTGGCGGTTCCTCTTCTATAGGGCCAGCTACTCCTCTAGCAGACCTAAGAGCACCAGTTTTAGTAACTGCAACTATAGCTGGTTCAAACGTACATCCCCACAAAGCACCAAGTGCGTTGAATCCAAACACTTCTTCTACTGGTATTTTTATAGTTATAAACCTGTTGGTTGTTATCTCAGGCTCGGTTGTTTCCCATTCATAACTTTTTTTACTAGCTATACCAAAAAAATTACCGGGGGGTTTTGATATCTTTAAATAAACTTCAAAGTGGTCTATGTCCTGCCAGTCTGGGTCTTCATTCCACCAAATATATACACTCCCAAGGAACGGTACTGTTGTTACTTTAAGAGGGCAAGCTACCTGATGTGGATAAAACACTTCTGATTTTACAACTTGGCTGTACTGGTTACCGTCAGTGAAAGCTTCAATAGATGCCCTTATACCCTGTATCTTAGCTAATTCTTGAGCTGGGGTGTCACCCTCACGTGTATTAGATATTGATGCCAAATCAACTGCTTTCTCTAATACCCACTTGCTGGTAGTAAAAACTTCTTGTTTACCCCACACGGCAGGTGTACCACTTTCTTCCAAAACATCTTCACGGGGACTATGGCTTAGTTCAATGGTTAGTCTGTAACCTGCAATCTGTAGTTGATTCTTAGTGAAAAGATCATTGTCTTCATCACCAAGTCCGACAGCATCCCACTTAAAAACAGGGCGTGATGAAATAAACCCATTATAATTATCTTCCCACTTTGTGTATTTACCCCACGGTCTTGACCGAGAAGCTAACCGTAAGTTCGGAACCTCTGGTGCGTAAACCTCTGTAGCCTGCCCTCCAAAGTTGAATATGTTTAACTGTATGTTAGTCTGAACGGGTACAGCTTCTGTCTTACCAGCGTATGTAGCAAAAACCTGAATCTTATATTGAGCGTTTGCATCTGCAAGCCCTACCTTTAGACCGTTGTCTCCATCAACATCTGTGAATTCTTCAGAAATACCGTATGGGTCTGTTATTACTACCCTACCACCCTTATATAATATATTAGATACTATAGAACTTGGTGCTAGGAATTTTATTAAAATCTCATTGTTTAATAGGTTGTATGGTATTATTAATAAACTTCTAACGGGTTGTACGGCTTTCATTAATGGCAAAATAGAAACTTGATTATTCTGTGTTGCTATTGTAGCTTCATCATAAGCTGTTTCTGTTACACCGTCAACAAGTGTTCTGCTCTTACCGTAGGTTGCCTTGTTATATTCTATTGCCATAACCTGAGCAACATTATTTATATCAGGCTGAACAGACATTACTCTGTATTTCTGACTTGTTTCTGTAGATGGGCCTATCTCGTACACATTAAACGCTACTGGTTTTACCTGACCGAATGTAGCATACACCCAGTTGCCATCAATAGAAGTAACAGATACTTCAACAACTTCTTCTGTACCATCAATTGGGCCGCCACAATAAGGACATGTTGTTGCGGTTTCATTTTTTATTGTTTCATCCTCGTCTTTCCAAACTGTCTTTTGGCACTCGTCACAATAAGCATCACCTATTAATAAGGTAACATTAAGGTTGAGAGGTAAAGACAGTCCAGATAGGTCTTGGTCGAGTAATACTTTGTCACCGCTTGAAGAATCGTAACCCTGTATCCTACCACTTAATATTGTAGAGGTCATAAGAGAATGATTAAACACAAAGATGTCTCCAGCTGTCATGTTTACATGCTCAACACCCATACCGAAGTTTATAGTTTTCCTGTTTTCGTTTGAGTTTATCTTCTGATAGAGCAGTTCTCTTACAATCTGTGACGGTCTTGTAACACCAGATAGCTTAACCTGCTTAGTTCTTATAGTGTTATGAACTGCTGTGGCAGATGCAACATCAACAGCAGCGTCAACAACCTGCCTTGTGTCACGCTTATACATATTAAGTTCGTTCATAAACTGTGCTTCAACAATATTGTATGACTTGGATAGGGGTACATAAGAAACTTCAAGCGAGTCTTTTATAATATTACCCATACCAAGTATTGCAACAGGGTCTTTTATCCTATCAATAACAGGTCTATACCCACCACCAACCCACATCGGGAACGCCCTAAAGGTGTCACATATAGTCTTTAACCAATCTATCGCACTTGATGTTGAGTCAATAACTAAGTCTAATACAAACCGTTTCTCACCAAGCTGATAACGGTTATAATACTCTGTGTTTGATGAATCTATACAAGGGATACCATTAGTCCAGAACTCAGAACCAACCCTTGTGGTTGTCGAGGTGTATGCTTTTGCAAAAGTTATATCTGCATATGTAGATACTACGTTTGGTACACTTCTAAATATCCTTTCTACAACAGCTTTTGTCCATCCACCCACATCAGTTCTTCCAAATATAGCTTCGCCAGCTACCGTCTTGTCATATTTTGTTGAGTTGGGGTAATTAAGAGCATCTGTTATTGCACCACCAAACAAGCCAGTACCACGTACATACAATTCTTCTTCATTGTCATCATAATACGGGTCACCATGCTTAAAGAAGTCAGAGTCGTGGTCTATAAGCTGAGACATACTCAGGGAAGAAGCCTTCCTGTCCGTGCCATCAGGTACATACGTGTCACAGTATTCAGCAGTATCAAGATACCAATCAATAGGCAGGTTAAATTGAGAGGTGTAATTACCAAGGCCATATCTTTTATTTATTATTAAATCATACAGACACCATACTGGGTTGTCTGACCACTCCTCAACAAATACTATCCTGTTCTCCGAGTCACGGGCATAAGTACATTTATTACCGTTGTGTTGCCTACTTCTGTATAAGTTTACGTCTTCATCAAACCATGCCAACTCGTGGTAAACTCTTTCCTTGCCTTTCTCAACCAACTCAAGCTTTGGAACAAGAACCTTCTTTCCTTTAAGCAGTGTTGTTATCTTTGGGATAGAAGCGTTATACTTTGAGTTTGCCTTAAACTTAATCCCCATCAGTGCAGTGTTCGGATAGTCAAACCCCCTGTAAGCAACTTCTTGGAAGCCAGTTACCTTGAAATCAAAAGCACCCTGGCGAGAAAAGCCAGAATTATCCCACGATGGAACCAACCTTATAACCCTAACCCTTATACGTTCTCCCTGACCTAAAAAGTAAGTAGTTATCTTTTCTTTTATAGCATTTAAAACTGTGTCTCTATATGGTGTGTCTGATATGTATCTTTGATGAACATATTCTTCACCACCAAATGTTATACCTAGCCAAGCACACAACCCTAGAGCAGCAAAAGGAAATCTCGTTACAAGTAGGGGTAGGTCTGCCTCTGGCATAAGGAAGTCTCTAATGGGTAGTGCTGCAAACCTTGATATTGTGGGTTGTGTATCAAACTGACCCTTCAACTCATATTCCTGATGTAAGAAAGCACCAGCCTGTAGTGCTGCTGGAGTTATTGCTTCCAAGCCGTCCCAAGCATCAAAATCAGACCATGTAAAACCAACCTGTATAGCAAACTTAAAAAAGTTATGTTGCAGGGGTCTCGTATGACCACTCTTTGAAACACGATAAATTGTAGACTGTGTTTCAACTATAACATTGTCTACCGAAAAGTTTTTTGTTGATAAAAACTCTACATAGTCCACCTTGTCGTTTAATTCATTATCCCTTGAATGAAACTTGGTAGCGTGATTGAAGTTGTCAAAAGTATTCACCATCTGATTACCAACAGAGATGTTCTGTGCGTTATCACCCTTGAAAAAAGAAATCTCTAAATTCTGTACGTTCTTTGCTGGCGAGTCCTCAACAAACACTTCTTTAAGACCCTTACATTCACCCTCAGACAGTGCTGTTAGTTGATGTAACACTTGACTTCGTTTTATATCTTCTTCGTAGTCGTCATCTCTTTTTAGGTTAAAAATGAACTCTCGTGGGGTTGAGTATTTTGGTATTAATACTTCTTTAACATCAAACTGGAACTCTAGTGCAAATGTTTCAAAGTTTATTAGGTCTTGAGTATCAAGACCGTGATCTCCACCATCGAAATTACCAAAGGCAAGAAGTCTGAAAACTAATTTTGCCCAGTCGTATAAACCCTCTGCCCAAGTTCCGTTAGTAAGTAGGTCTCCAAACCACAAAAAAGCAGCCGCTATCTTTTCATAATTAGGTATTAATGAAAACCCAAACCCCCTAGTGTTTATGTACCAACAACCAAATACGTAAGTACCTAGATTATCTCTATCCTTTGCATATTTTTGGAACACCTCTGTATATGTACTACCCTGTGAGATAGGGTCAAACGGAGTAACTATTATAGTGTCCTTAAAATCTTCCCATGATGCATCGAGTGCATCATCAATAGCGACTTCTATTCTTCGTAATACCTCTTCTGCAAAATCTACTATATAAAGCTTACCATTAACACTAGCAGGTTTAGATAAAGCATTGCTAGTCATTATGTGATTTACAGTTGTTGTAGCTAGATCAAGATTGGCAACTTTTTTAGGGTTGTCTAATATCTCAGTAAACTTAGGACTTTCTTGTTCGTTTATTTGTGTCAACCTATAAATAACTGCTGCATTTATGGTAGATACTATAGAATCCAAATGTGAAGTTGTAGTTATAGGATTCGTATTGTCGTTTTCTGTAATCTTATCAAATAAATCTGCCCAGAACTTTAACCATCTTTTCTCGTCCCATAGTTTATAACTAAAGAATATGTATGGTGTGTCAAGTTTACATTCAACCTCAACACCACGGATAGGTTCTGTTGCACCGAGTAAGCATGTATTTAAAAATGGGAATGCGTTCCAAGTTAAAGTTGGTTTCCTATCCTTCTTAGCTTCCTTCCACCTCCATTCTTCCTGTATAGTATATTCTTTTGCTGACGTTATAACGTTGCCACCAATCAAGTGCTCACCGTACACAACAGGTATTGCTATTCCTTCTTTTGCTGATGTACTTAAGTCCCATCCATAAGAAGGTGAACTGTCTGTAGGGCCAGATGGACTTGATAGTGACGGTGCAAACATTGCGTTGACACCCATAGACAGTGCTGTTGATATAGCCATCTCTGCAACAACAGACCCAACACTTACACTACCACTAACACCAGCCATTGTCGCACCTAATTCAAGAGCACCTATTGCTGTTTGAGACATGCCAGCCAATGCTAGGTTGGAAGATATTAAACCAGTAGCTGCAACAGATGGTGCTGCTATTGCAGGTGCTGCCAGAACTGGCCCAGTTGTAGCAGCCACTTCAGCAGCAGTAGCAACAACAGCAGCCGTCTCTACACCGGTTGTTATATTGGGAAACACTACAAACTCATCATCATTTTTAAGTACAAGATTGGCTAGGCTTTTCTTGTTGGTAAGTAAAACATCGTTAAGTTTTACCGCTAGTTCGTTGCTCTGTAAAAAACCCTTACAAGTTGGGTTCACAAAAAGAAACTTGCCTAAGAAAGTCTTAAGGTCTAGTTCTTGGCTGTAAAATACAACTTTATCTTCAGGTGTTAATGGATTTTTAATTAACGTTAGTCTTGGCATAACCTATAAAATCCTTCTATCCTACGCTTCCAAACATTGTTGTTTAAATCTGTTAGATGAGAACCCCTACTTGCAGCAGTCAGTGCTATGTTTGGTGGTTCTATAATTATCATGGCATGGTTCGGTATCTTCGTTTTAATGTCAGTAAAGATCAAAGCTATGTCGTGCTTCGTTGGTGAATCAACTCTTTCAAAATGAAAGTCTTTATAGTTATCTACAAAATAGTTCTCACCTTTTTTAGACCAGTCGGATTCGTACCACCAGTCCTGAAGTTCTACCCCCAACACTTCTTTATAATAAAGCATTGGTAACCCCCAGCAGTCAATGCCGTCTACGTCACGACCATGGTGCTTGAAAGGTAACCCTATGTATTTTTGATATGATTTCTTCTTCATTATAATGTTGGGAACCCACCAAATCTAAGTGAATTGTTATGTGCTTGGCAACCGTTTGCACCGTTTAAAGTGTGGTCACATGTGTCTGATTTTACAAGAGGGTATTCTTTTATAACTGTTCCTGCTGCGTTCTTTTTCTCATAGTAATCAAAACTGTAACCATCACCCTTAGAACCATCTGTGTATGTCCAACCACATTCATCACCCTTAAACCTGAACCTGCAAAAGTCAATGTTATAAGTACAACCCGGAAGCTGTACGTCTACTATGTTGTGCTTACTCTCAAGCAAGAACTGAATCTGTGAGTTGTTAATTGAAACTGAATCAATGTAAGCTGAATCCTTGATACAGTATTCTTTACCTTGACCAAGAGTACCCTCAAATACTCTTAAGTGATATACCCTGTTTCCCTGTATACCATCAGCAAGTAACACAGCATTAACTATAACCTTATTAACCGCTGACAGTGTTATATCTAAGGTCATAACTTCACCCTTGGCGTTAGTACCCATTGGTACAATAGTCATTGGGAATGGAACATATACCATTTTAACATCGTCACCGTATGATTCATCTGGGATATAAAAATTAACTGAATCTACTTTGCCAGCAAGGAACAGGTTCTTTGATATTCTTATCCTGTCTGGTTCAGTGGTTGGGTCATTGTCAAGAGGTACTGTAAAAGTAAACGTTCCAGTGGTAGAATTATAAGCAGATACCTGCCTCATAGCACCAACGTTAGCACCGTCATCAAACGAAAGACACCAACAATAGCCATCACCTTTTGCAGCATAGTCATAGCTGTGAGCAGTTACAGCAGCATTTAATATAACCCTTACAGTCTCTGACACAACCGCTGTGGTCTTAGTAGAAGTAGAGGCAAGGTCAGACATATATACATACGAAGCTTCAACAACAGCTAGGTTAATCAACTGATACTGAAGTTTGTTTTTTTGTTTAAAGAAATCTAATGGGCCTTCTCTTGGCATAACTAACCTCCATAATCTGATAGATATAACTCTGATAAATCTTCTACAAAGTCTATTGTGTACCCAACGCTATACGGTATGTCTTTTATGTACGACAAATCAGGTGATGTAAAATAAACGATATAAGCTTTCTGAACGTATGTTCCAACGCCATAGTTGTTATCAAACGTGCTGTCAACAGTAACAGTCCACTCACCACCGCTTTCAGACCAATCAGTTATTCTTCTAACTTCATGTGTCGGTGAAACCTCAAAGTCCCTTGGGAACTTGTGACAAAAATATACATAATTCCCAGCTTCAAGTATTGTTTTTGAGAACCCAAAATATGATGGATTCTTATATAAAGTGAAGGTATTATCAGCAGTTGTAACAGCATCCTGTAACTTTAGTTCTAACCGCCACGAAGGAAGAAAGAAGTTGTCATAAGAACCTTGCCGTGCATTGTAAAACGCCTGTATCTCATCTCTTAACGTCTCTGATTCATTCGGTAGTAACAGCTTGTCGTTATATGAGAACGAAAAATACTGTTTCTGCCTCTCGGATATTAAACCACGTTGCCCTGCCATGTTCTCAAATTCAGAATGAACAACATTGAAAACAGTACCGCCTTTTGTGTCTAACATCATTGGTTGGTAATGAAATATCTCTGTACTCATTAGTTCCCACTCCTTATAACACCATTGTGCTGTTTGTTAGATGTGATTGTGTTTACCATTATAGCCCTTGCTCCCCTGTTTGATAGAAGCTTATTAAACGAGCCAGCATCTACAGCATTAATTTTAAAATGATTTGTTGTTGTTGTTGTACCACCTCCACCGCTTACGCTACGGGCAACCTTTGGTGTTACCATATTACCGATAGGGTTTATTATATTGTTTGCAATAGGTGTAGAACTACGTGCCATACCACCAATGGCACTTCCTGCAACAGAAGATACGGGGTTGTCAAATCCAAGCTTACCAAGACCTGCCTGTGCAAACTTGTTAACCAAACCACCGCCAGTCCATCCACCTGTTGCACCAAGTAATGCTTTCAACATAAGAACCTTTGATATCAGTGCTATCATGTCCTGAATCATACGTTGAGCCATGCTCTGGAACCTTTCAGCCATGCTGTCTGCACCAGATGCTATCTCCCCAAAACCATTTGCTATGTTATCTACAAGAGAGTTACCAACGTCAACACCTATCTTTTCCCAATTCTTAAATGTGTCATTAACCGCTTGGTCTGCCTTATTTACCTTGATATCAAGTTTATCAAATGCCATTATAAGAGGGTTTAAGAACGTTAAATCGTCTGTCTTTAACGTGGGGTTGTCCTCCATAAGCTTATTGAAACCAGCAAGTAAAATAGCTAATTCCTTATTAGCAAGGGCAAGCTTGTCTTGTAGTGAATTTACTTCATTCTGGTCTCTGTTGTTTTTTTTCTGGGAATTTATTTTATCTAGTTCAACCCTTAAAGTCCTAGCCTGTTCGGTCAACAAACTTATGTCTGATGCCTTTAATATCTTCATCATTTCAAGTGTAGCGTCTTGCAGTGCATCTACCTTAGCTTTTTCTTTTTCTTCTGCACGCTTAACAGAGTTACCATAAAATCTACCCTCTTGAGCATCTATCCTCTCTAACTCTGTTGCTAATACAGACTCATAAGTATCAAATGAGGCTCTTAGTTTATTTATTATACCTTGGTCATCGGTCTGTCCTAATGCATTCTTGAAAAAATCTGGTTCTTCTGCCCGAGCATACCTAGCATTCTCTGCGTCAATCCTAGCTCTTTCTTTTGCAAGTTCCTTTTCTTTGGCTATAACCTTTTTCATCTGAGCTTCAAGTGCAGCATATTCTTCTTTAGAAAGCTTCATTTTGTTTATATCTAGATAATCATCAATAGAAAAATCTTTTTTCTTTAGTTGCATATTCCTTATTATTTCAGCTATACCATAAAATGCATCTGCTGTTTTTTTAATAGCATCCTGACCAGCCTTCGTGTTTTTTCCAGTATTAGCAATATCTTCACCAATTATTTCCAAGTCTCTACCTACCACACCAGCAGCACCAGACAATTTTTTAAGCATAAATATTATCCCCCTTATCTGTGGAGGAAAATCGTTTAAGCTAACACTATCAATCATCTTGAATGTTTCGTTTCTTAATTCTTCAATACTACCAACTGCTATTCCGTTCATTTTTTCTAAAAACTTATAAGTTATACTAAATTGGTTCAAAAACCCATTAAAATCACCCTTAGCAAATTCCCATAAACCGCTTGAAATGTTCCTAGCTGTTTCTGCACTGGTTAATTCTCTAGTAGCACTAAGTCGCTCTTTTAACTCTTTAGAATACTCATCAGTAGAAGCGTTTTTCATAGCCTCGATGTTGTTCTTTATTGACGTGGTATATACGTCTAGAGACTTAGCAACAATAGGATGGTCTTTAACAAATCTTTCTAGTGTTGCCTCGTATTCTTGTCTAGCAGTCTTAGCGTCTGGGCCATTCAATCTTTTAGATATTTCTTCAAGTGCTCCAGCATAAGACTCAAGAGATATAGCAACGCCATGATGGTCAGCAGCTAGTTTCAAAAAAGAATCTCCAAGCCTATCAGATGCCGTAATGAACTTATAGATAGCTATTGTAGCTGACGCAACAAAAAGTGCAATCAAACCAATCCAACTACTTCCAAGAGCAGCTATACCACCTGTAGACATAAGCGATATCATAAATCTACTCTTAGCTAACATTTGCCATGCTTTAACCAGTGCATTTACGGCTTTAACTGAACCCCAAATAGCTCCAGTCAATAGCGTTACCTGCATGATGGCAGAAGAAAACCCCCTTGAGGCTAAGTCTGTAAAAACAACTATCAACTTCTTTGCCAACTGAAGAACAACCGACAGCGCAGTTTTTATACCACCTTCTCCAAGGGCTACAAACAATAATCCCCAATTATCCTTTAAATTTTTGATTGATACTTTTAACCCTTGAAACTGTATACCGGCCATCTTAGCAGCAGTACCGATATCAAAGGTTCTATCAATAGCCTGTTTAAATCTACCAGAAGCATATTCTTTAACTAGAATAGCAGCTGCCTGTGAACCCCTAAGACCAAATAGTTTAAATGCCTTAGCCATATCAACCGTTCTTGTTTCAGCATCAAACAAAACCCTTGTTATGTTCATTAAAACTTTTTCATATGATTGTGTTTGGTCTATAGTTAGGCCATCAAGTGCAACACCAGCCTGAAGGTATGCATCACGCAATCTCTCGTTTGGTGCAATAAGACGTTTCAAGACCTGCCTAAAACCAGTACCAATCGTACTAGCCCTAAGACCATTGTTAGCAAGAACCATCATTGATGCAGCAGTCTGTTCGATTGATAGACCAGCCTGAGCAGATGCAGCACCTGCAAAGTTGAAAGCAATCCTTAGTTTGTCAACTGTAAGTTTTGATTTATTGACAGCGTTTGCCATAACATCGGCAACCCTACCAGACTGAAGTGCTTCCAAGTTAAAGGCTCTAAGAGCCGTGGTAAGCAAATCTGATACTGTTGTCATGCTTGTAAGTGTACCGGTTGATAGGTCTGCTACAGCTTGCATTGTTTGTATGGCTTCTACAGCGGTAAAACCAGCCTGTGTTATGGTGACCATGCCCTGCCCAATCTCACGGGTAGAGAACCTTGTTGTTCTGGCAACATCCTTTATTTTGTCACCCATAATGATAAGTTCTAGGGTTGTTGCACCACTGATTGCTTCAAGATTCTTTAGTGCTTGGTCGTATGCAACTATCTCAGATAAACCAGCACGTAAAGCCTGAGTGATACCCATAATAACAGCACCAGCAGCACCATACGCTAGTAATGTTTTAAATGCCTTCCCTATTCTTGTTAGGAACCCACCATATTTTTTTACTGGCTCTTTGCCATCGACAACCTTTTCTGTGAACGACCCAACTTTAGACGAAGCACCTTTTGCACTATCACCAATCAATCTAAAAGGGCCACCACCACCACCAATTGCACCACCACCACCACCCATTGTTGTAAAGATTCTTTTTAATGCTTGGGTAAACCGCAATACTGGTGATGTAGCTTGGAAGGCTCGTCTGCCGATATGTTCATACCTATTGGCTAACCCAACACCACCAGAACGTACAAGCTGTATAACACTGTCTCTTACAACTCCGTTATATTTCATTATTTGTGACGTAGCTACACCAGCCTTATTACCAGCAGACGCAAACCCAGCCCCCACACCAGAGCTAGCCATCTTTGACTTTTTGTTACTTGCGTTTACAGCAGACGTAAACTGTTTTACCTTTGCTGTAGCTCTAGTAGCTTTGGTTCCAGTCCTAGTAAACTCATCACCAACACCACGAACCAATCGTTTCATGGATACTAGATACTTCTTAAACGAAGGGTCTAGCTTACCTGTAAATAATGTTCCAAGAATTAATGTTTGTTCTGCCATGTTACATACCTTTCAACTTATTACCTGCCCACCTTTTATGCATACCCATCATCTTTTCCGTTAAATCATGTTTCTCTTTGTCTGACAGGTCTTCGTTCTCTGCTGGGTCACCAAACATAAACTCTCCCGGCAACGTCACTTCACCCTTACTCGTATTGATCGTCTGTTGCTTATTAATCTCTTTGTCTAAATCAACACCCTGCAATCCAGCTTGGAACTTCATATTTTCGTATTCTTCTTCTTGTGCTCTGTTGTAGAAGAATAACATCTGATTCTTGGTTACGCCTCCGTCTGACCATCGCTTTCGGTAGAAGTCTTCAATTCTGTATCCTCCGTAGCTTCTAATGACGGTTCTAACTGCGTCTGCTGTGGAAACAGCCTTCCCAGCGTTTGTGCGAGAAGGCTCTTTAAGTTTTTTTCAAATGGGTTGAAAAAGTTCTCTTCATAAATTATCTTAACAATCTCGCTTGCTTGCATGGTAGTCATTTCATTTAAAATCTTATCTACATGTTTGTCATTTACATCCAACACAAGAACGAGAACCTTATTTATGTTGTTCTTTATGGTATTAACGATAAATGTACCTATCGTAATTTCAGTACCACCTTCGGGGTTGCGTTCCATGTATTCTTTTAAATCTTTTTCTATCAATGCTATTATTTTGTTTAAATCACCCATTGATAAAGGTAATATCTCGATGGGTCTCAAACTACGAATGCCGATATCGACACTCGCAATCTGAGGGTTCATCGTTTTGTTCTCTGCTTCTGGGTTTGATACTTGTTCCATTTTAAATCCTTTCTTAAATAAGATTGCTAGGGACTATTCCCAATAAATTCTACCAAGAGGGCCATCATCCCATGCCGCATTACCATCAGTAATAGAACTATCTGCTGGGGTAGCGGTAAAGGTAACAGGTACGGAAGAAGCTTCTTCTAACTGGCTATCTTCTTCAACTGTTGATGTAACCTGTGCTCTCGGAAATACGATATACATATAGTGAGTACCATCGGGGTATGTATATACTGCTTCCATTCTTAGAAATTCAGGAGTTGTTCTTGCTCCCAAGTTAATCTCACCAGAATGTGCCTCAGCATAAGTACCACCAGTGGGGTCTAATCCATATATTAATGCCCAGTTGTATGGGGTCATTTCCCTGATGCCACACTCAAGCATAGCACTTTCTCTAAGGGGGAAATACGCATCTGTCATAAGAGGAAAACCAGATTCAAGTTTATAGAATTCTGTGTCTCCTGTGTACTTGGTCGTTGCCAAAGTACCTATAGAGTCTGAGGACGTACCGACAACATTTCTGTTGGCAATATTATCAGATGAATCAACGACTCTAATTTGCGCCAAGCCTAGTTTTACGGTTGACGAATCTGTGGTTGTTGGGCCTGTTCTTGCCATAACTTAATCCTTTCTGTTCATGTTTAGTTTATTACCCAGAGCTTCGCATCAGCAATTGTAAGTCTTCGACAAGCGATTATGTTCCAATATTTGGAAGGTAGCTTAGCTTATTAACATGCTTGCATTTTCTGCTTAAGCACTTAATCTCTACGTTACCCTTTATTACAATTTCAACAGCTGGGGTCATGTCAAGAGAATGTTTAGAACTCTTGCCATAAAGGAACCTGAATAACCCGTTTGGTAATCTCTCTATAAGTCTTTTCCCACACTTCTCACAGTTGATAAATATCTTGTCACCCATTTTGTCCCCCGTTATACATTTGCAGGCCATCGCAAACTAACCGTTAGTATTTTAAACTTTGTTTTATCTTCACCTTCAATATCATCACTTTCAATAATGTCTGTAACTAATAGAGCACCAAGTAGAACCCAAGACTGACCCTTTGGCTTGCTTTGGTAGAAGGGTATCCTTGCCAGTCTGTCTGTCTGTGTAAGGTCTACAAGGTATTGATAAACAGTATCAGTCAACTGAGACAACTTAAACCCTTCAGCGTCCTTGCGTGTGTTACAATATATGTCAAGCACCAATGATGATACTATATCTCTTGTCTTGCTACCCATTGATATAGATACCCATTGGTCTATTGCCTTGGTCTGTGTTGCTGGTGTACTCAAGTTCTTGTCAAACATCCTAAGTGCTATACCGTGTGTCTTGGACAGATGGTCAACAAAATACTTCTTAAGACTGTCTCTTAAATTTGATTCTCTTGCTGTTGGTTCTAATCCCACGTTACGATACCCCTTTTATAATGTTTTCCAAACCCTGTGCTTCATCAATAAACTTATTTCTCTTAAGACCATTGAAGAATCCGCTAGACAAATAAAGTTCAAGTATTTCTGATACCAGCTTCCAATAATTATGGACTACCATTAGTTTGTCTTTAACCGTTTTAGGCTCATTACCTCCAAGTCTTGCCCTTATCGCTACGTTCATCTGCCTAGACCACTTTCCCCATTTAATACTGTACCTCGATAGCTTACACTCTTTATGATCTGCAAAGTTTTCTTTTATTACTCTTACAAGTTCAACTGGTGACATTTTTTCATAGTTGATTGTGTTCATTTGTTATCTCCAAAAAAGCTTAATCTTCTTTACTGCATCTTTACCAATTATCTTAAGGTCTTTGCCGTAATAGTCATTCGTTGTCATTCCAAACACTGGTCTACCACCCTTGATACTATTCTCTACCGCAAGACCATACTTCGTAATATCTTCACCGTTAGCGTTTGCTGTCCCCGGAATCACACCACCAACCCAACCCTTAAGCTTACCCTTCTTGTATCTAAACGCTTTTAAACTTCTAATAAGGTCGTTAGACATCCTCCAAAAACCTTGTGCCTGTCCAAGCCTTGCCTTCTTATCTTCATATGCCTTGCTGAGTCTCTTAAATGAACTTGCATATTTTTGCTTAACAATATTCATCAACACAATACCCCTAAACCTTACTGCGTTCCGGTAAGGGGTATCTTCCTCAATAACCTTCTTAGAACCAGAAGCAAGCTTGTCAAGCATTGCAAAGTATTGTGGTATATTCTTAGGTGCTGACATTATTTAAAATCCATCCATTTAATATTTTATCAAATACCAATCCTTCTTCGTCTTCAACGTCAAGGCACAAATTGCTCAACACGACATCTCTCCTGAAAAACCTTGGCCCCATTGACTCTGGTTTAATATTGTCATTGTTGCCACGGTAAGCTATCAAAACATCAGCCTTAGACTGTTCAAAGAAAACAGGTAGTGCCTCAAGTAGTTGGTCTTCTATTGTCTCATTATCATACAACACTCCATACCACTCAGATTCTTTTGCTATATTGTTTATGTCTGCCATGGTATCAACCGCATACATCCTGTTAATCCTACCATTGAAAGAACTTACTGCCTCTACAAAACTAGAGTTAGGTTGGTGTACATTAATAACAAAAACGTCTAGCATTCGTTTTCCTCCTTATTCTTTTTTTCGTGGTTCATCTTACCACGTTGTATTAACTGCTGTTCTATATAGTGAGAGTCTTTTTCTGTACCACAGTTAGTGCATGTATATTTACCGCTGAACCAATTAACCTTGTCTTCAATCTCGGTACCGCATTTATTGCATATCCAATATATTTTACCCCTCATTGAAGCAACTCCTTACGTTTATAGTTACCTTCTAGTTGGTCTCTAAGTTCTATTATTCTGTCTGTTGATAAGTCTTTAGTCCTTGTCATTGGTTTATACTCACCCGGTGTACCTCTATACCACATTGGATTACCATTATACTTAAACTCTATATCATATTTTTCTGGATGTTTAAAAATATCTGAACCCGGAAGAGGCTGAAACATGGAAACACCAATATCATCAGGTTGAGCAGTCTCTATCCATCTTGCAGTTTCTTTTACCGTGTCTTCGTTCTCACCAGGAAGTCCAACAATTAAGAAAGCTTTCGCTCTTACACCAACTTCTTGTAGATTTCTTACGGCAATAGTATTAATGTCAACTGTGTTACCCTTCATATTCTTCTTTAATATATAATCAGAACCGCTTTCAATGCCAATACCTACGTCAACAACACCCATTGCTGACAAGTCTAAACAAACATTTTTATCATTTAAAAGGTCTGCCCTACAGAAGCATCTAAACTTATAACCTCTGTCAACCAAATCGTTTGCCAACAGGCTTAACCTTTTTTTGTCTGTTGCGATGGTGTCGTCATATATTGAGAAAGCAGTGTAGCCATACTTAGAGTTTAGGTGCTCTATTTCAGCTAAAGTTCTTTCAGCAGACTGTATGCTAAACTTGGGACTCACCTTTGAACAGAACGAACATCTTCCATAGCATCCCCTAGAGGCAATCAATGGTGTAGCTATACAACCATCTATTTCTTGGTAATACTTATTGATAGGCAAACAGTCTCTGTCTGGCATTGGGTAGTCGTCTATTTTAACGTCTTCAGTTATTCTATCGCTACCACCCTTGATCTCTTGCATTGCATTGTATAGTGGTACTTCACCGTATCCCGGTATTACCAAATCTATACCGTTCTGCTTGCACTCTTCTGGCATGTGGGTAGGATGAGGGCCACCAGCCATTACATACCTACCCTTCTTTTTATAATACTTAGCCAACTTAAAAGCCTCGTCCCTCTGTGGGGTGGTGAAAGAAAGACCTATAATGTCAGCCTCTGCCATATCAGCAGTGTGTCCTAAAGCCATGTCTAAACACTGTACCGCCATACCATGCTGTTTCAAAAAAGCACTCAGATACATTATCCCCAACGGTGGGAACATTATCTGGTTCAACAGAAACGGACTGCTTGGGAATACTAACGTTATGTCTGGTTTCATATTAATTCTTTCTATTCCAAAGGTCTGGATTGTCTTTTAAAAACGTCTGTACCTTGTTTCTTTCACCCTGCAAGTCTTCAGTAAATAAATCGTTTGACGCTACTTCGTTATAAATCATATTTTCTCCTTTAGATTGTTAAACATATACCCACCATTCTTGAGTTCCATTCTCTATGTACGGTGAGTGATTTACTTTATCACCAAATACGGTGTTAACCTCTAGTCCAATATTGTCGTAATTATAATCATGCCCAGCCAAGATACCACCAGCATTAACCCTCGGTAACCATAACTTAATATCTTTTCTAATACCTTCTTCTTCGGTGGTTGGTGAAAGTTCACCGCCAATATGGTCACCGTCTATATAAATAAAATCAAAGTTACATGACAGCAATTTAGACGCTAACTCTGATTTTGCTTTTAACACTACAATGTTTTCATCATCTTGTATCCTAAACCAAGTGTCTGCCCAATTACTATCGTGTGTCTCACCACAAAAACCCCAAGGGTCTACTAAAACCATAAGCTCTGGATTTAGTAGTTTGTTCATTGCATGAGCATTGTGTCCTCTTAAGACACCAATCTCTAAGATGGTTATAGGTTTGTCACCGAAGTGCTCTTTTGCCACAGTTGCAGAAGGGCCAGCTGGATGTACTTCACCATAAGAAAGCAATTCAACATAATACTTATCGTTTATTTTTTCAGGTTTTATCATAACCCAACCTCATTAACATCACACGGGCCACAAATGCCACCGCATGTTTCCATTATATATTTATATATTTCTTCATAGGTAAGATACCTTAGCTTGTCAATAGTACCACTATGGTACGTGTGCCAACAAAAAATCATATACTCTTCTAACTCTTTAGGTGCAAACATTACCTTGTTCGCTCCAGCTGTGAAACCTAATATCTGTTCTGTTACGTTTGGATATCTATGAGGTCTACCGTTGTGTGCTGCTATCCACTGTCTGTCATCTAATAGATTAATAAACTCATCGTGTTTTATAGACTCACTCTTGCAAAAGAAAAATCTGGTTGATGCCCACAAATAGTCTGGCTTATCAGTTTGGTCTGGAGTTGGATAAGCGTTCTGGCCGGGTACATCACCTTCGTTTGGGCTATGATAAGACGGATACGATATATACTTGTATTCTCCAGAATCTACTATGTTCTTAAACCTATCTATAATATCTGAATCATTCTTTCTGTAAGCTGATGTGTCTGCATCAAAGTGTGCAATATATTTACTCTTAGACATCGTAAGTGCATTAATATAGTTAATGTCCTGCCACTGCCTTATCCTTCTACCTTTATAAATGTCTGTGTGTTTTGCGATAACAAGATTATCAATATCACCCCTGTCAACCATTATTTTAATGTTTGCCCATACATCTTTGGTTATTGCAGTATGAAGGTCAATGTATAATGTTAGTTCAATGTCATATCCTCTAAAGAACTCTCTCTTGTTATAAACGTTTGATATTATAAAGTCTGCTGATCTAGCACCGTTAGCACCCATACCACCTATCTTACCGCAATAGGTTTCATTATCTAAATAACCCGGTCTGGTGTCACAGTTCACAACAACTCCTATGGTGTTGTTTGTAATCATATTACTTCCCCATTTCTTCTGCAAAAATATTCATGGCTTCAGCTGGGTCTGGTAAATCATATTTCGTATCATCAGCTACTTCAACAGGTATGCTGTTACCGGCCCACCAAAAAGATAAGTCTGGTATGTGTTTAATAGTGTCAAAAGGAAACTCCATAGCCTCTATAAAATTCAACTTCGGGTACATGTAAAGCTTACCTTTACGAACATCGTTAATCCATCTATGAGCAATAGCACCCCTAAAATTATACCCATAGTGTAAACCCTTTCTTAATTCAAAAATCTTGTGAGGCACAGATATAAAACCTTCAGGTGCTATATCCTGTAACACTCTAACAAACTCTTTAGGGTCTCTTAAATGTTCCAAAACTTGAGTGCATATTACAAAGTCAAAATTATAAAAAGGATTTTTCCACTTTGCATTTAAAGTCTCTGCATCACCAAGCATAAATTCCTTGTCCCAAAAACCCTCATACTCTTTCATTTCTGGATATCTCTTTGCCCAAGTATCGGGGTGAATGAGGTCTGCATAGTGCGTAACATATGGTCTTGCCCATGGACGATGAACACCACCTATATCAAGAACTCTCTTAAAGTTCTTTTCTTTTAGATAGTCTCTAACCTTTTGTTCGTCTGTTGCTATTGGCCCTTCTGATACTTTATATATCATTTAATATCCTTCCAGTAACCAATGTCAGCAGCTTCTGAGAATTCTGGCTTGGGTTGACATTCGTGCAGGTCAGCAGGAAGCCCAAGTGCTTTTCTTGATGCTATTGGTTTAAGCCATCTACGCTCAATCCACCGCCTCGACCTGACATCATCTTTTTCAAAATGTTCGATGTAACAGTCCGTGTTGAGGTTGTGGTTTTTTGTGAAACCGCACAGCGTACGATGAGGCGATTGTATCCAGTGCATTCTGTAGTTCTTACGCATAATGCGGGGTTGTGCGTCTGGAAACTGACCAATCTGGTGGCTCTCTATGGGCCAGCCAGTTTTATCAAGAATCGCAAACGTGCTGTCTTCGTGCCTCATAACTTCAACGGTTCGTCTTGCTACGTGTACAAGGTCTGCACCTTCAGGAAGCTCGTTTGCTTCATCGACCTGTGCCAAGAATTTCTTTAATGGCGCATTGCATCTTTCGTCAAAGTCAAGAGAGAACCCAATCTCTCCATTAGGTACGTATGACCACATTATGTTTGCTTGCATAATTTCTTGGTCATGATAAAAATCCAGATATTCGTGTGAAAAAACCTCTACCTTTGAAAACTGTTTTAACAAATGTACAGTAAAGTCAGAAGATTTTCCGTCAACAACCCTGATACCTGAAACCCACGACTCGTCATGGAAATCTGAAATACATCTTTCAACACTGTTCTCCTCGTTTTTTGACTTCATCACAATCCACATAGTGCCTGTTCCTTTCTTATTATTAAATTAATAATAGATTGATACAACTTTTTAATCTTTAGTTCTTTGTTTTTATTTATTTGAGTCATTGACATGTTCAACCTTGCTTCTTTGTTCCGTTTTTTACCAATTCTTGGGTCTAAACATGCATAAACATAAAACTTATTTTCAGCCATTGTTTCCCCCTATCAACTTAAGCAGTTCTTTCTTAATTTTTAATGGGGACAAAGTGTTTATACAGGGAGAATCACAAACGTTAAAACCGGGTTGTCCGTAACAGTTTGAAGATACTGGACACACGTCAAGCTTATTTGGTTCAAGTTCCACCAACCTACTTATGTCGTCATATCTAGGGCCAACTACCCTTGCAGGTGCAGGGCCAAATAGGCACACCGACTTCGTATTTACTGCACCAGCAAGATGAGAGCAGAAGCTGTCCACAACTATTGCACCAACTGCTTTATCCATTACGTACGCACTTTCTGTATAGGTAAGTCTGTCTCTTAGGTCAAAGTCACAATCACAGGACAAGTCTGAACTACAACCAACCATAACTACCTTATATCCAATATTAGCAACAGCCAGACCCATGTGTTTATATCGCCTAAAAGGGGAAGCACCTGACGTATTTATAACTATATAATCTTCATCAAACAGACCCTCTATGTCTGGCTTGTCTTTTGCAATAAACATCTTATCAGGTTCTTTTATGTGGCAAAAGTAAGGATACATTGCATATAATTTTGCATCTCCACTGTTAAAATTTCCCGGTAGTATCTTCTGCCCATGGGGGTTATAAATTATTGCATAGTCCTTAGCAGCTCTTGCATCCCATGGTATGATATCGTCAAGATGTGGGTTATCTTTAACAACTCCAGCAAACTTACTCTGTGTCATATAAACAAGCTTCTTACCACGGTGACGTTCTTTTATTCCTTTAAAGCACTGTGTTGTCATAAGAACATCGCCAGCAGATGCGTATTGAACAAAAAGAACCTCATCTTTTTTCATTGTTTTCTGTGTTTTCAACTTGTGTTGTTCTGTAGCCATATCTTTCAAAAGGTCGTTTACGTCTGAAACACCGTCAAGCCATTCTTGCCCTTTTTTAAGACCATCCGCTTTCATCTTTTTTCTTAAGTCTTCGCTACCTGCAACTTCTAGGATAGCTTTTGCTATGTCTTCAGGGTCACATGCAAGTGCGTCAATAAAGGTCTGACCAAGAGCACCAACAAGCGGTTGATAGGTTGGGATGGTATTAGGAACTAACACACCAGCACCCTTAACCAGTTCGGTCTGTGCGGTAGTGTCTGAAGCTATAACGGGTACTCCACAAAGCATTGCTTCAAGTGGTGTCCATGACAACCCTTCCTGTAGGGAGCAGTTTATAAGGCAGTCGAGGGTGTTTAATAGCCCAACCATCTGTTCTAATGTGATAGTTACACCCTGTTGTTTTGCCCTTAAGTTCTCTTTCGGTATTCCACAGTCTATTGCATACTGTGTAAGGTTGTATCTTGATGGTGATACCATATCGGTATGAAGGTATAGAATAATCTTTGGGTTCTTTTTAACTGCTATTGAGAACCCCTTTAGAAGTCTCTGTAGGTCTTTTCTTATTTGATTAACGCCTACGAATCCGAACAGTATCTCATCTTGTAACAGTCCGGGTAGCATCTTCTTTTTGTCTGAGAGGTTTTGATCTGATGGTAATTCTTTAAAACTATCAGAACTATGTAGCATAGGTCTGTAATATCTAATGTTGGGTGCTACGGGTTTGAGTGCGTCAAGGCCGTGCTGTGAATATACACAAGGGAAGTCAACGTTATTAATCCACTTAACCCAGTCTTCTCTTACTGCTTGGATATCCCATGGGAATATTGCACCAGTTTTAAATGTTTTACCGCCTTTTTGAAGTTGTTTTAATCCTTCATAAACTGGTGCATACTGCCATATATCATGCCCAACAAACAAGACTATATCACAATCTGTTTGGCTTAAGAAATCTAACAGCTTCTGTTTGCCGAACATATCGCTGTCTTCTTTTGCAGATACTATGTTACATGGAAGTGGTTCGAGTGCCATCTTCTTATTATTGTTTGGGGGGAGGTCGCAAGAGAAAAGTGTTGCATCGTACTCGTCTTTGTTTAGTTGTGACAAAATCCCTGCCATCATACCACCGTTTCCAGTCGTACCAAGTGGGTGTTCACAAACGAATAAAACTTTTTTCTTCATCTTTTATTTTCTCCTAAATGATGATTGATTGGTTTAGGCAACTTCGTAAATCCGATGTTACCTGTTATCTTCGCTAAGCTTACACACATCCATACCACCAAATCTTCTACTCATTACTGCACCAACAAGATAGTATTCTCCAGAAGCTGGTTGATATCTGTCAAGTGCCTTTATACCGTAACGTGTTGGTATATATAGTTCCTCTCTCTCAATACTCAAATTGCCAAGTTCTGATTGAGAATCTAAATCTGTTCCAAATAATGGTTCTGTTTCAAGGGCGTATGCATCGGCTTGTATTGTCTCAAATGAGGTTACCTTCTGATATGTTTCATCATCCCAAACAGCTTCTCCTGACGGTCTTAATATCTCGCCAGACACATTACTCATGTAATATACGCCACTGTACTTATATACCTCGTTTTCGAGGGATTCGGGGGTAAGGTTCATAGTCATGTAGTCTTTGTTAAAAATGTCAAACCTGACTATACTACCAATAACTTGAGTGGTGTCGTATGGGATACTTCCTTCAATAAAGAACTCTCGGATAAAAGGTTTTGTAACTTGTGCGTTAGGTGCATACTTAATATACTCCTCACCGCTTCCGTCTACAATAACCTTGATACCTATTTCTTTATAAGTTTCTTTAAGGTCTGCTCCTAAACTCAACGTGTATCTCCATTTATTCTGGGGATATTATAACTTTTTGGTATGTATCGTATGTGATGTCTCTTCCGGTTAGTGGCTCATAAGCAAATCCAGCATCAATCTTACTCCCAAATAAACATTCAGAATCTGCGGATGTGAATAACTCTGGGTAATCCTCTTGAACTTTAGCAAACTTCTCGTCCATATCTTTGACTAGAATGCTATAGTGGTCAAAACGATGTTGTAGGTTGATCTGCTCTACTTTAAATTTATGAGCACTCTCGCTGAGAAGATAGAAGAATAAGTGTCTTTTAGACCTGTTCTTATACCAGTATTCTTTGAACGCATCAGACAGGGGTAAGGCCCAACCAGTTTCTCTAGCAGCATCGTCTACGGCATTACCATAGTCGTCAGCATCAAGATACGTGGATAAACCCTTAACCTCTACTTCCAATAAAGCTATCAAAGTCGTTCTGGTTAAACTCACAATTCTTCTCCTCTATGGTTCTCGTTGGGAATTACTTTTTCTTATTCCCTTTGGTCTCTTTCACCGTTTTTTTCTTAGCAACGGTGGGTGCCTTTTTTACTACTTTTTTTGTAACCTCTTCTGGTTTAATATCTTTTGTTCCAGATGTTCCCTCATTATTTTCAGTGCCTTCTTCAACTTCCTTTTTACTATCCATCTCAGTATCAGTGTCATTAGTTTCTTTTTCAACGTCAACCTCTACGGTTATGGTATTATCGGGGGGAGAAGCCTCTTCGTTAGCTTTTAACCCATTGGGTTTCTCTACTGGAGTAGCAATAACCACTTCCAAAGTCCCTGACCCAGATGCGAGCTCTCGTAATATATTTGGCGTTATCTCTGCCCCCGACAATACACTATCCTTAAGATATTTAGTGTTACCAAACGCTAAACATCTTACTTTTACCCTTACTTTTTCAGGTCTTTTCATCTGATTGTACTCCTGTTATAAGAACGGTTCATATTTAACAAACACACACAAGCCTTCCATCTCAGTTCCAGGTGACCCAGTACGAGTCAAGTTCGCTTGGAAAGAAACAATAGTGTTCTCTGAAAAGTCAACAGCATCTGTATCAAGTACAGCACAAACAATGTCGGTATATTCTCCAGATATTGCGGTACTAATCTGTTGGCTTGCTTCACCGCTAGTGTATGTTATCTTTGGTTTCGTGGTTAGACACGTAACCCCATCTAAATAAACATCCACCTCCATCGTTAACGGGTTTGCATTATCTAACCCACTTGCGTTAACAGCAATAGCTACATCTGTTATTTTACCAGCTTGTCTTGTTATGTCAAGTAAACCATTAACATCAGCTGTAATCTCACCATTAACGAAAGCCTTGGCCGCAGGCAACCCAAATTCAGTTGCCTGCTTAGCGAAAGTCGGAGAAGGTAAAAGTATGTTTTTTTCGTTCTGCTTCATATCTTTACCCTCCTAGTTCACGGTTAAGTTGTAAATTGCATCCCTGTGATAGAGAACCGGAAGTCCCTTGTCTTCAACTCTGACGTAAGTAACTTCAGGGTCTTCTTTATCCCATCTGGAAGTCTGCATTCCCCAACTGCGTCCAAGACCATAAGGTGCTTGTTTAAATTCAGCAATCTTAGTGCCTTCAACACTGTCAGCCATAAGTGTAAACTGGTCGTCAGGGATGAATCTCTTAGTCATAATAACATAATCTTCCCCTGCTCTGTAAGATGTAGCTGGAGCAGTTGAAACTGTAACAGTTGAATCTTCAGTCTGAATGGAAGCAATAGTCTCATCTTCATATGTACCAGCAGAAGAGTCATAGAACCTAAGCGTTCCACCAACCTCAAAGTCAGCAGTATTATCTACCGATACAACGGTAGTTGAACTTGCCGTTACAACTGCGGTCAGTTTAGCCCTTACCTCATATTTTTCATCGTAGACTATGAGTGTTCCAAGTCCTAGGATGTCAGCAAGTACGGCAGGATTAGCATTTACAATAGCATTAACATTACCAGAATAAAGATTACCGCTACCATAAGTGCTTTTTGTCAGAAGTGCCTGAATAGCAGGGTCATAAGCCATGTATCCAAGAACGATAGAGTTACAGATACCTATAGTTGCGTCAGAACCATTAGCGTCAGAGATCACTCTCTTACCAGTTATGATATCACTAATGATATTTTTCTTGGAACCTTCGTCCCACTTGTAATCAGTAGCCAACGTTACCTGATTTGCATCAGGAAGGGAATAGTCAACGCTTACCATAATGCTACTTTCGTTCTCATAAGAAAAAGAGCCACCGAACAACATCTGAGAGAACATCCACTCTTTACGTCTCATGTTTCTGTTAATAAGACCTTTCATCTCTTTTGCAATTCTCTGAGATGCAGCCTCGTAACCTGCTGTAGTTCCTTCTTTCCTGATGTTATTCAGGAGGGTCTCACCGAAAGACATCTTCTCTTTCCAGTTAGCTGCTTCAGCTGAATGCTTGGCAACTCCATGGGGAAACGTCTCAGGAGATTCTGACATCGGGGATACAAACGGAGCCATCCCTCTGCCACCAGTCTGACTTTCCCATTCAATTGTAGACGAAGGAGATTTGCTGGACGGGAACATTGAAGATATCACCGTATTGACAGGTGATTTAAACTTCTCTATGAATTTTTGTAATACCTTGAGCTTTAGTTCAGGTATTCCACTTGAGCCTCTTGGCATAATAAAGTTCTCACTTTCTATTTAAGTATAAAATTATTACCAACCAAAGTCGCACCGAGTGCGGTTCTAGCGGTAGAATCGTTACTGTATAACATTCCGTTATACAGGATAGCATTGGATACAATTACAGGAGCAAGAGCACCAGCTGCCGTAGAGCCTGTACCAGTGTCAACAGAAATCTCTAGGATACCAACAGCGTCTGAATAGTTGTTAGCTGTGCCTGCTTCAATACTAACATATGCAGTCTCTGCGGTAGTCATACTATTTGCTATTGATGCTGTTGCTGTAATTTTTGCTCTCTGCCGTTCAGTTGTTCTATCAATGGCAGTAACCGCACCAAGATTCTCTGCGTTTTCACCAGAAGAATTAACAATGACATCATCACCAACTGCAAACTTGTAACTGTCATCCATGGTCACATAAACATATGCAACCGTTCCAGAATCTGCAACAAGATATGCACGACCCGGAGAATGTTCTGTACCATCAAACGAAGCTACGTTGTAAGGCACATACTTACCTACACCACCATCAGCGGATACGTTTCTTGCTACCAGCTGACCAGCCTGAAGTACACCATACCCAGACTGAACTGTTCCCTGAAGCTTTAATGCAGCTTCAGATTTTGAAACATATAGCGTACCATAATCTACCTGTGAACCATATTGTATATTAGGAGCATCACTCATAATTATTTACCTCCTTTCTCATTACCTATTAAACCAAGAAGTGAATCAGCCATTGCGTCATCGTCTTCTGCCTCTTTAGCGAGGTCTGTAGCTTCGCTGTCAACGTCTTTAAGACTGAAACTACCACCACCCATCACGGTGTCTGTAACGCCAGCTTTTTCCCATGACGTTATTTCTGCAACACATGCTTCTTTCCAAAGTTTAGCATCCAACACTTCATCACTAACAAACTTGTTATGATTCAGCATTGCAATAACCTTGTCAAAAAGATGTTCAGGTACATCGCTTGCGTTAAATTCTACTGTAAAAAGTTTTTCAGCTTCAGACTTAAGCTCTTTCTCAGTTCTTATTACGTCTTTTTTCTCAAGGATAGCTGTTTTAACTTTGCCCTCCTCAATTTGTGCATCCAGACCTTCTTTTTCTATCTTGAATTTTGCCTCAGCTGCATCAGTTGCATCTTTTCTTACCGAAGCCAGAAGTTCTGCGTAGTCTTTTTCAAGCTCTACCAGTGTTAGTTTTTCCATCTGCCTTTCCTCCTTAGAATTACTATTAAGTTCTTTTTTGCATTCTTCCTTATCTTCTTTTTGGGTTACTTCCCCTTCGGACATGTTGCCGATTATATCTATGTCAACATCCACTTCTTCTTTGGAGAATGCAGATGATTGTGTTTGAGAATCCCATCCAAATACACACACTGAACCTTCGTTTACGCTTGCCTTACGAAAGATGGTAGCGTCTGGGCCTTTCATTGTGAAGCCATTAACCTCTGCTGTTTCACCCTTATTGAGTCTTTGTATCTCACTTGGGTTGACAGATATGCTTGCCTGATACGGGAACCCCTCTTTGGACAATTTCTGGAACTCCCTGCTTACTTCAGTATCAACAAAGGTTGTTTTATCTGGGTCAACTTTTACACCGTATTCCTTGTCAACCATAATGCCACTTGCAAATGCTATCTTCTTAGATGTGTCATGGTTCTCAAGTATGGGTGTTTTCTTTGACTGAAAAGATAAGCCATCAAGATCAATTGCAAGATTATCCCAGTACCAATGGTCTTTAATTATACCACCGCTGTAGATGGTCATATTAAGCTTTGATAATTCTTCGCCTTCATTGGTGAACATACTTGAAGAACATTTGTTATCAACAAACCGCATTGCACCACGGGGTATTTTCCCTCTTTTTAAATCCTCCGACACTCTATCTTTAGTTGGTTTTTCCATTGTTAGTTCTCCTTGTAAGATTCATTACATAATATTCATATCGCCAGACACGTCAACTCTTCCAGAAGATTCACCTGACAAACCAATTTCACCGATGTTGTTTTTTGAATTATCAAGATTCCAGAAAGTGTTGTTAGCCATGGGTATATAGTTGTCAACGTCTTCATTAACAATTACCTTAAGAAGGTCACCACATATATTGTATACAACAATACGTTGATAGTTCTGGTCAACGTCAACCTCACTGATAACACCTTCTACTATGTCTTCGCTGAACATGCTTTTTATAGGTGGAGGGTCAACTTGTGGTAGGTGTGATACAAGGTTTAAATCATCGTCCGACAGGTATCTGTCAATGGTAAATCTTTTACCTGCCAAAACGGTTGTGTCGTGAAACTTTGTGGTTACTTCTCCACTGAAGTCATAAGTTGGCATTGGCTACTCCTTCTTTTTTGGTTTTTTTACTGGCTTAGGTTGGGGTGTGTTAGATGGTTTTGGTTTTTCTATTGCTTTCTCTTGAACGGATTCAGCATCAGATTCAAACTCAAGTTCTGGATACAGCTTATCTTCAAGTGCCTTAATCTGTCTCGTTCTTGACCACCCACCTATACCAACAATCTTCGATATGGTTTTATTATCTACACCAAGAACCTTATTTAAAGGCCCGTGTTTAACTCCAAATAAAGCCTTAGTCTTACCTTCCAAATCAATAGTCTCACTAACAGGGAATGAAAATTCAAGAAGATTCTCTGGTCTCTCTTTTACTTTTTCAATAATTGGTTCTTTGTTCTTACCAAAACCAACACAGTCGTCTACGTCAAAATATTCAGGAAACTTTGAAACCTTACTTCTAAGGAAGAATATGTTTGACCAAAAATCAAACCTGAGATATCGTTCAAAATAAGCTACTTCATCAGACGTTCTATCTGACATGGGGCCACGTGTTTCTTTTACAGAAGCAAACGTTCCTTTTGATGTTCCTGTCATTATGTCTGTTGGTTCGTTTATACCAGCAGCGACAAGTTCTTTTATGTCTGTATCTTCATCCCTGAGTGGGGATAGCTGTGGATTCCTACATTCTAAGGTCATGCCGGGTGGTAGAACCAATGTTGAACCGGGTGTCTTTTTTGCTGCTATACCAGTTGACGCTCTCTGCTCTGCGGTCATTGCCGTCCAAAGCCTAAACGCCTTAGTATCTGTTATACTGAAAACCCAAAGATATGAACCTGATGATTTCTTGTGGTCTATTTCGTACTTCTTAAGGTTCTCATAATGATTAAGCCATTCAAGGGTCGTCCTTAGATATGATATTGCACGTTTTGTTACGAACCCTCTATCCCAAGATACTATAAACTGGTTGTAACCGCCAAACTGTTTGAACTTTTTATTTCCACTTCTTGAGCGTTTTTGTAATGATTTATTATAATCTATGTTTTTTGATGCTGTATTAACAAGTTCTGGATACCTTGCTATAAAAATAGACGGTATTTGAAACTTCTCTGTTCCGTTATCAATAAGATAAAACAAAGGCATTAATGTTTTTGTTGGATGCCAGATGATACCAGAATCGTCAGAACCTCCCGATACGTTTGATGGGTCTAGGAAGTCAACCTCTATAAATCCATCAGTATGAAGAGTTAGAATCAGGAAAAGCTCACCTTCCACGTTTGCTCTTGCAACGTATTTAGGCCAATAATTATACAGCCTGTTCCTTTGGTCTTGCTCAATCTCCTTAACAACCTGTAGAATATCATATATACCTGAAGTAGTCTCAAAACCAAGTCCAGTTAGCCTACCCATTTGTCCACGGACGGCTGTGTTTATATATGGTGTACGGTTGAATTTTCGCCAACATTCGGCTTGGAGGGCTTGTCTTGTACTTGAGGAGTCGTCTTTATCTGAAGATGATAGTGTGTATCCATCTGGGTCAGTGCCAACATTATCACCATCTTCTGGGTCATATTGCCACGGTGCTGAAAATTGCAACCCTTCCAGAACCTCATCAGGGAGGTCAAGGATAGCTTGCGAAATTTGCTCTTGAGTCATCTTTTCTGTAGCCACGATTTTACAAATACCACAAGATTGGTCTCTTGTCAAGTAAAAGTGACAAAAAATGTCAGTTTAGTGACAAATAATGTCACAGGTGATAAAAAGTGTCACTTTTCTATTAGATATAAAAAAAGCTACCACACAAAATTAATTGCAGTGGTAGCCAGTACAACTTATATGTTGTATTTTTAATTATACGGTATGTTTACTTCTATCCTTCAGTTCACCAATCTTACCCTTGTTAAACGATTTAACCTTTCCCCAATAACCAGTAACCCTAGTTATACCTTCAACATTAAATCCACGGTTAATCTCAACCAACAGCTGAGGCGGTGTCATTTCTCGAACCTTTGCATAATCAACAGCAGTTGCCCTCTTCTCATCGTTTAGATACCAATCAAGTTCATTGTTCCTAAACAACATCGTTTCATTCTCTTCATCATCAAACCATTCAATGTAGGTTGTTTCTTCTAAAAATTCAGTCAATTCTTCGTTTGTCATTTCTTCTCCCGTTAAAATTTTAATTGTTCTGGTGAACCCGTTACAGGATTATCATAAAAGTCTTTCCAGTACGGGTCGTCAATAGATAATGCCCTGTGATCTAACGTTGGTGCTGAATCATCTGGACTAGACCACTTGTTCTCTTGCCTTTTGTTTGAGGATGCGTATTCTAAAAAGTTAATAGCTGAAGCTGTGAGAGTTTCCATTTTTCCCCTTAAATATTATTATCTATAAATATATTATAGCACACCATTATTCAAACATGACAAAATATTTTAATCATGTGTGGATTATGTCTGTAATACGACCAGCCGTAAATAATTCGTATCTATTAACAATGTGAGAATAGTATGGTGGTTTAACATAACAACTTAATGCGATTTCTAACATAACATTACCTGTATATTTTAAAAGTCATTAATTGCTATTCATTCGTTGATCTTTTAATTTCTATCTGTTCCTTTATTCTTGGCAAAAGCATGTCAATGTCTGGTGTGCTTTTACCCTTAAAAAAATCTGATACCATATCAACTAAAATCTCATGTTCGTCACATTCTGGGACTTCACCGCTACCGATATCGTCTACAGAAGCATATAAACACCAGACCCCTTTTGGAATGTCATATTCTTGAATAAACCTCTTCAACCAAAATCCTTTTGGATGTGTTTTGCCCCACAGAGTAATTTCAACCTTGTTTGTTTTGGGTTCAAAATAAAGACCCTGTTCCATCTTATCCATAATTTCCTCCTAAAAGATTAATAGTATCTTCCAACCGTTCTTGGCCCACCAAACATTTCACCGAATATCATAGTTGAACTCCTAGTCCTTAAATCATCAATACCAAGTTCCCTGCCACCATAGATGTTCCAACCAAGACTAAACATACAGTCATCCTGAACACCATACTTCTGCTTCTTCTCAGGACTACCATACCACTTCTTGTCTGGGTCATGTATAAACGTAACAGCCTCTTCATACAGTATATCATCCTTCTTTGTACCTGCTACGGGGCAAACAGGGGTCTTAAACCTGCCATCTCTGTATAAGATATACAACTCACTGAAAGCATCCCTCTGCTTGTTGTAATTAGGGTACACAGCCTCAAAAGGAACATCGTGTTCTTCACACCATACCGCTAAATCCCACATTCCCCACCGTTCAGCCGTAACCTTGTCAACACCATCAAACTCCCTGTGAGCATCATCAAGTAAAGACTTCATCTCTTCAAGTGTGTTCTGCTGAAGCGAAACCAAATGAATCATGAAGTAAATGTACTTTGGAATAAAATTATCGTCTGCATCTTGAGCAGGATTCTTTAATGAACCCGGTAAACCTTTTGCAACCAAAGTAAAAATTGTTCTAGCTGATGTATTTGTTTTCATTGGGTCTGACCTATCAAACCCTGCCATAATAGCCCAACCAGTATTGTATACCTTCCCTAGTTCTGCCAAATCAAGATTACTAATCATACTACCGCCTGAAGACTTATCCCCAAGATTATATATTTTCTCAACAGGTGATAAAGCTCTCTCTATATCATCAAGCTGTGTGAACGAATCTCTGAACGGTAACCCCTTCTCTATTCCATCTTCATCATTAGAAAGTACCTTTACTTTTCTTTTCATAAGACCCATAACCTCACCGTGATTACCAATCTTACCGTTAGCACCAATGTATCTCGTTGCTTCAACCATTTCTGCTGTAAATTGCTTACGTTGACCAGCAGACCAAGTGTTCATGAAGAATCTCTCAAAGTCTTCAGCAGGGAACTGCTCTTTATACGCAAGAAGCTGTTCTGAGGTCATGTGTGGGTTCCAGAAGTCCTCAACAACACCAAACTGACTCTGCCTATGGCTGAAGTAGATAGTCTTGTCCGTACCCTTTTTAAATGCCTCGTAGAGCTTATACAGCTGATGTGTCTTTTCTGATACAGTTGAATCAATTACACCTAAAGCGTTTGGTATGTTTCTAGTAGAACCTGACAACTCAACAAAGAACTTTGGTTTCTTCATGTTGAACATCTCAGAGAACGTATAACCCGTGATATTTGATACGATACCTGTTGCGGTTGATAACGCTCTTATTTGAGATACTATCCTGCCCTTGCTGTCCTTAAGTCTTATATCCTTTTCCTGCACGTTCCTTAGACCTATCACATTCAGCAGTGGTGGGCTGTTAAGAATAATGTCACGCATAATATCGTAATGTACGAATTTGGTCTGTTCTTTTGAGTTTGCACCCAACACAATCTGCTGTCTAGGCCAGTTAAAAAACTTCCAAAGTTGTATCAAAACAGCCACTAACGAGTTGTGGGTTACCGTGAAATCGCCCCTCACGTAACGTCCGTTACCGTCCAGAGTAAAGCCGTAGTATTCACCAACACCTATGGACTTTATGCTCCTAATACCAGTAACGAGAACGTCCTTCCATTCACTTCTTTTGCGAGCCTTTTTTCTTTGTATACGAGTTGGTATAATAGAACAGTCACCAGAAATACCCATTCTATAATACTCTCCAACAAAACCTGTGCTCTTTATCTCCTTTTTACATTTCTTAATTTGCACATGAAAACCCAAAGACCTTGCTAAAAACACTATGTCTTCGGACAGCGTTTTGTTTTTCTGTATTATCTCAACAGAATTCCTGTTAATATGGCCATCCGAGTCAACAAGTCCCGCTAAAACCTGTAACCTTACCTCCCTAGAATTTATCTTATATATCTTCGGTATGTGCTTATTAAAAAGTATATTATGTTTAAGAAGCAACCTGTGTAAATGGTTTGGTTGCCCAGCATCTGTAATAAGACTATATCTGTTAGCCAAGCTTATTCCTTTATCATAAACAGAAACCTTCATGCCAATACGGTCTGCAAATTCATATAAGTAATCAACAACCTCTTTGTCCATTGTTGTTATTGTTGGTTTATTATTGTCACCATCACCAAGAAACATGCCCAAAAAGTAAGGTTCTATTGGAACAGACCTTTCTCGCCAATTAAGAGGAACCCTGTAGAGGAGGTGTAAACCCTTCCAACACTTACTTTGCTTCTGAACATCCCTTACAGACATGTCGATAATTTTACCAGCATGGATATCGTGTGATGGTTTACCACGCTTGTGTAGACGACTTCTCCTTCTCTTTAATGTAAGCATGTGGTCACCAGTAACAAACATTGGGTCACCACGCATTGGCATAACCTCGAACAGTTCTTCTGTACCACTTGCTAGAGACATAACCGTTTTGGGTTTATTGTCTTCACCCATTAGTTTGTCACCCACAATAACGTCTTCAACGTTTTTAACAGAACCATCGAAGTATATGACTTTACTTCCTTTTTTTTCACATTTTCCGTCACCGCGAGGCCAGCATAAAACTATCAACCGATGTATGAACTTTTCGTTTTTCATCGCAAGTGCTTCACGCAATATTTCACATTGACCCTCCCAAAGTCTGTCATATTCTGAAGGGAGTTTGTTCGCAGGAGTCCATGCACTTATATCTGAACCAACGGCAGTAACCGGAAGATAGCACTTATCCTCAATCCAGTCTATACAGCCTTGACCACCGTTTCTATAATCAGCAGGGGTTCTGTTATTCTTTGTCATATATTATCCCATTAATAGCTTTGGTTGTGTATTATTAATTCTTTCTTTTGCTATATTAAAATACGTTTCGTCTTTTTCTATACCTATAAAATTTCTGTTTAAGTTCTTTGATGCTACTCCTGTAGTACCCGAACCCATTGTAAAATCAAGAACTGTCTCGCCTTCGTTTGTGTATGTTTTGATTAAGTATTCCATTAATGCTACTGGTTTTTGGGTGGGGTGCTGTCTTTTGTGGTTTCCATTTGAAAACTCAATCACCCCCACTGGAAAACCATACTCTATGTTAATGTTGGGTTTGTATTTTATACTGTTTCCGTGGAACCCACTTTTAGACCTGTCACCAGTTTTTTTGGTGTATGGTTTTTCCCTTTTGGTCTTTTGTGGGTTATATGTCGGCAAGGCTGAATAAAATACAGATATATTTTCGTGTATTTTCATTGGCATTCTGTTGGCGTGCTGAAACAATGTAGCCATCGTTTTTTTCCAAATCCAATCATATCTATACATATTGATATTACTCATCCTTAAAGCACTTGAAAAAGGCTCGCTACCAAATAGGACAATAGCACCGTTAGGCTTGATAATCCTTTTTAACTGTTTCCACATAGGTTCAAGCGGTATAATAGAATCCCATTTGCAAGCGGTTGTTCCGTAAAGTTATGGAGGGTCTGCAAGAACCATATCCACTGACAAATCAGGGATATGTGGCATCTCTACAAGACAATCGCCCCGTATAAGAGTCTCTTGCAAACCCAAGTCTCCTTGTTTTATCATATTAAATAATCTCCTATTTTTGATTTTAAGTTATCACACTCATCTTGGGTCATATCTTTTCCTCCAACACAGCCACCTCTCTCTGTGCTTCATCCATGGTCTTGTCAATCTCGTCCTGAATATGGTCTTCTATTTTTGGGATAATTTCTGCTACCATTTCAAGTGCTTCATTAACTCTCTTCTGCCTTATTGCTGGAGTGTTGTCATTACCGAGTTCAAGTATCTTTTTGACTAGACTTGCAATTAGTTGTTCCATCTTTTTCTCCTTCGTTAGATTGTTGTAATTTTTTGTCTACTTCTGCACGAAACAAATCTTCCGCAGATATTTCATTGTCTCCGAATACATCCACACCTTTTAATGGTTTCCCTACTTTGTCAATTATTATGCCAGAATACTCATTGAATTCTTTGTCAAGGGTGCAACGGCATATGTAACCTTTATACTTAAGAGTTATGAAGTTACGGGGTCTACCAACCTTACCCCACCTTCTTGGTTCACCTGTTTTAATCCTTTCTTCAGCTTTCCATTTTGGGTCAGCTTTGTGTTTTGGATTTAGTTCTTTTACTATAGCACGTTTGTCTTTGCTATACAATGTTTCATAGTATTCAGACATGCCTTCAAGCGGTGCTTCAGTAAGTTCAGGGCCAACGTCTTTAAGCTTACCCTTCATAGCCTTAGCTTTAAGGTATTCATCCCCAAGACCCATTGCTTTCTGTGTAGCTTCAATTGCTTTTATGATCTCCCTTATTTCCTTGAATGTTGGGTCGATCTTCTTTGAACCCTGATTGTTGGTATACGCAACATTTTTCAAAGAATACGCTTCCATTTTTAAGACAATTAGCTGATGGTATAATGGCAGGAGGTGTAGTGATATTTTATTTAGGAGGAGTTGGTCAACTGATTTCTCTGGTAGGGATTTTAAAATTGAATCTGTTACTGCACGGAGGTATGCTGTTTCAGCACCGCACAGTTTCATATCTGTTTTGTAACCACAGGTTGCGTGTAGTGGACATTTCTTCCCAGTACATGGTCTTACTATTTCCAAGCCAATCCACGAAGTTTCGTCATCAACGCTCCTGCTTACGCTGTGTGGCTTATATAAATCAAACATCTTTCTCCTTAAAGGTTCAATGTACTCTTAACCGCAACCTTTACTATTTTGCTATAAAGACGTTTACAAACGAGAGTAAAGTCCTTATAAAATGCGGTGAGTCCATTCAGTGTCTTTAAGTCATAGTTTCTAACATCTCTTGCAGTACACATCACTTAGTCCCTGTCAATAAGAATTATTATTAACTATCACTTACACTATTTTTAATGTTTTGTCAAGCTTTTGTGTATATTTGTTATTTTGGTTATTAATTTATTTAATATTGATGCACAATATATCATTAGCTTTTCAACCCCAATTTCTTTTAATAATTCAATAAACAAAACCCTTGCTCTCATAGACGCACCAACCAACGTGTCACTGTTTTTTAATAGTTCAAATAATTCTTTATCTATTTCGTTATTATATTCATATTTATTTTTTTTCATCAAATCTTTTCTCGCAATATTCTTGATACTGTTCATAACAGTCCTTTACTTCACATTTCTTAATTTTATTGTAAGCTTCGTTCAATGCTTCAATTTCTACTTTAAGTTTTTTAATCTCAATCTTGGCATCAAATAAATCTCCGCAGTAGTCATCTAGGTCATTCTCAAGGATTTCAAGGTCTGCATCTCTTTCTTCCACCCATTCGTTACGTTCTATCGTATTTTCATCAAGTTCCGTTTCTAGGTCTTCAATTTCAAAAACCTTGGCTTTTAACGTTTTAATAAAAACATCTATTATTCGAGCCTTAAACTCAACATCCAACTCCAACGTTTTAATATCTTTATCTTTTTCTTTTAGTTCTTGCTCTAATATTTCAGCACGTTCTTTAACCTTATAATCTATAGTAAAAGAATTTCTAAAGGTGTGTTTTAAATAAGCTATAGCTTCACTTGCCTTGTCTTTGGCTTCTTCTTTTACTCCAAGTTCTATATGTTTACCACATTTTGGGCAAACCAAGATATTGTCTTGTTTTATAATTAGGATGTCTCCACCCTTCATTTCCCAACCACAGTGCTTACAGCCTTGCATTACTAAATTCATGTTGCCTCCTTATATTATTATTTTTCTTACGTCTTGAATTATACCACCACGAACAATAGCAATTGCAAAACCAAGCTCAACTGGGTCATAGCCAAATCTCTCTGCATATCCTGAAACACCGTTCTCATAAAGCTTATAAAAAGAACCTGTGCTTACATACCACCTATGGTCTGGGTTAATGTAACCAGTTTCATCTCTTGCTTGAGCTTTAGTATATTTTGCCTTTATGTTCTTTCCATCATCAACAAGGTACAGTTTCTCGGTTGGTTCACAAATAAGAAGCTTATGAGTATGGCCGATCGAATTTATCAAAGAATCTGCACACTTATTTTTCAACAATCTTTTTAGAATAAGTTCCATATTTGAACGTCTACGTTTTTCATCATCAGCTGTTGAGTTAATTGATCTATGACCATGAGCACAAAAATGTTTGTAAATAAACTTCTTCTTAGCTGATTCATATGTTATCTTTGCAGTCCATGTCCCATACTCAACACCAAGTTCTTTACATATCTTTTCTGTTATATTACCAAACCTCCAAAGTTTCAAAGGATGATTGCCCTCAAGGATGCAAACAAGCTTATCACTTATTTTACGCCTGTTCTCTATCGCATCTTCAATCTGTGCCAAGATATTGCCTTCTGTTGTCTCTCCATCATATCTTGGGTCATCAATGGTTATAGCCTCAATAATATCACCGTGATCTACTCCAAAGTTTGCACTAACACCTTCATACTCAGAATTAATCATGTCCACAAGCTGTTCCCATCCTTCCTTGTGTCTTAAGATAGAACCTTGATGGTCATCGCCAAATAAAAACAGATTGTGGTCGAGTGGTACAGTTTTCTTTATTAACTTCATATTTCCTCCTAATATTTGTTAGTAGTTTTAGGTATGGTTTTTATTTGCCTACAATTCATGCATGTTATAAAACCAGTTTCAACTAACGGTGCTCCACAGGATGGGCATCTATTTGTGTCTCTGTAATGTTGTTTCGACTCCCTGTCTTTTCTCCTTACACTTTCTTTGTTTCTTGCCCTCCAACTATCTACGCTATTTTTCTGTGACAAAGTGTGGGTTAGACACAATGTGCTGAACGGTATGGATGGTTTTGAACAAAACGTACACAGACCAAGTTCCTTATGCCTCTTCTTGTATGCATTGTCTCCCATATTCTTCAATCTCCTTAAGTGTATATCTTTTTATTTTTACATCCCATATCTTTGCCCGACCACCTTTCTTCTTAAGCACCTTACGCCAAGCCCACACCTCTAAAATACCAAACGATTCAATCCATTCCCTTGAGTATGGTGATGCCAGTATCTTTCTGTCATGCTCGGCAAAATCAGTTCCACAACACTGTATACCACAGATTCCTTCACCAACGTACAAAGCTACTAAATCTATAATTCCAAAAAGGTCAATTCTCTTCTTTGTAAACTGGTTCCACGGTGCTTCTACCCTTCCACCTGATATCCCCATTTCTTTCAAACGCTTTTTAGTGCGTTGTAAAGATTGTGTTGCCATCAATGAACCCCTTTCATTTGGTTAGCTTATTATATGCTTCAGTTAATAAAAAACTATGGTAGTAAGCTAATACCTCTTCAGTCTCATCGTTTACTTCAATCCCCCCGTCTTTGAGTATTGAGTATGCACAATGTATCATTTCGTGGTTCAACACACCAATTTTTTTAACCGACTTATCAAAAGATTCTATCCACAAACAATACATTGTTCCACCAGCTGTCTCCCAACTTAAAAAATTGCCCTCCGCACCATCAACATCTGGGAAGTCTGGGGCCTCATGTTTTTTCTTAATGAGTTCTGTGAATTGGTCTTGAGAACAGTTACAATAAACCACAACCTTCGCTCTGAAAACATTGTCGTCAATGGTGACACGTTTTATCTTATTATTCATATTATCACCAATCCTGTCTGTGTACGTTTAGTTGGTCAAATATCTCGTCTTCTTTTTTCTGTTCATAAACAAGAGCACCAAGCATTGCCTGTTCAAGACACTTGCTTATAGGTTGTTCCCGTATGTGTTTAAACTGAAACAACTCTTCTCTGTTAATCCTAACCGAATAAAGCTGTTCACCGTAAATCTTGTCAGTTTCGTCTATATTAACTATTGCAATCATTTCTTCTCACTTTCTAGGTATTCGCCAATTAAATTAACAGCCGTTGTTTGTACTATATGGTAAACACCGCATACAATCTTCCAGCTTATGTGGTCGTCACGCATCTCTTTCATTACCCTTCCAGCTTCAATACGTTCTGCTGTGCTCCACAGGTTACTCTTTCTCTTAGCCATACACCCTCCTCTATGCTATACGAAAGCCTTTAAAGTTACATTTTTTGCATAAGACAACAACCTGAGGTGGCATTGATAATAACAACCTATCTGAGCTTACATCAAATAACTCAGAATTGCAACTTGGGCATTCTATTCCGTTCAGCTTAGGAAGGTCTTTGCAAACATTAACACTGTATCGTTTTCTACCTTTGTCATTAAATTCTTTAAGTGATATCATTGTTTCTCCTGTTCCACTCTTCTACAGCACTTGTCATGGCAGGATACCACGCAGTGGCAGGGTGAACCGCACAATCCCAGTCCTCACAAGGGCAAGACACTATCCACAGGCCATAACAACCACCGATGTTGACATGTTTTTGTTTACCGTCCCAGTTGTAACCCTCACATGTCTCTATCTTGGGCATTCTACCACAGAAGGGGCATGGTTTAATTCTGTTAATTATTTTTACAAGCTCTTCTTCCATGACCGTCTGTTTTGGGTTTAGTTTTTTATCCATGTTTTCTCCTCAACTTCGGAATTACGATGTTATTTTGCATTGTCTTTTAGTTCTTCGTTCTCCTGAGTCAATTCTAGGTTACCTTGTCTTAAATCGTCAATCTCTGCTTCTAGTTCTTCAAGTTCACCCTGGAGACTATTATAGCAGTCTTCACAATATGTTTTTAGTATACTTTGTGTACCGCATTCATCACATGTTATTGCTAAATTTATTTCTACAGACATAATGTTCTCCTTTAAAACAATTTATGATAATGTTTCTTTTATTTTAATTATAACCTAGTCTATAATGTCTTCTTCACATTCATCTTCTAATAGTTCGTACGTTACTTTATATTTAGCAATCTTATATCTTTTCTCATCCTTAAACAAGTCATGGCAATTCGCATCTCTAGCACTAGACACAGAGCCAAAATCGTACTCATTATGATAACTACGGCTATATGAACCAACGGCTTCTCCAGTCTGTTTAGATATAATTCTAAAAACAATTTCAGGTTTGTTTTCTTTAGGCTTCATGTTCCCCCTTTCCTTGTATGTCTAGTATCGCTTGTTTACTAAGTTCTTTAGCTTTGTCCTTACACCCATAACACGTATAGTGGCTATAGCATGTGACATATAATACACCGTCTAGTATTGGAACTTTTAATACTCCACGTTTTTCGTGACCCCCAAAATATTTGCCACAAACAGGACAACTGTCCCAAAAGTAACCAAACAAGATGGCATACAACTTGTGTACAAATCTAGGTAGTTTCATAATACCCCCTATCTAATCATAAAAAGTGAGTCGTTTGACCAATCAACCATAACACCACACCTTATCAGTTCTGTTGCTTCCTTGACCGTTAATCTGTTTACTTCTTTATCTGTTATTCCAAGACAAACCCTATCAAGCTCTATACAACACAACATATCTTCTTTTGTCTTAAACAATACGTCTAAAAGTGATAGTGCGTGTAAATCTTGTCTCATGCTTCTCTTGTGTTCTACACGATTAAACTTCCCAAACTCATTGTCAACAATCTTTGTATACTCTTTTCTAGCGAATTTCATAATAACCCCGTGTATGATTAACATTACGATGTTTGTTTCATTATACCACAAAACAACATAAACATGCCATTTTATTTTTATTACCCGTTAATAAAGTTTTTTGACAAGTTTTGCTGAAAGTGTGGTATAATAGAATAAAAGAAACATAAATTACAGAAGGAGGTGAAAATGCACTACTCAGGATACGCTTACACAGACAATGTAGAAGAAAAACAAGAAAAAATAACAAAAAGGTATAACGAAATCAGACACATAGAACAAGGGTTGAATCTTGTAGTTGAACATTGCTATGCTCACAATAATTTCACGGGAAGGGCAGAATCAGAAGAAGCAAAAGCACTGACAGAAATGGACATACTAATCCTTGCAGACAGCGGTAACCTTTGTTTTGGTGGTTGTTGTGAGATGAAAAGTGACGGATATTTCTCCGGTCATTATAACACAGATTGAAAGGAGGTAATATGAAAGATATAAAATTTAGGGCGTGGGATAAGAAAAACAAAGAATGGTATATGAACGGTAATGTGTTTGACTTGAACTATTCTGGTAGCTATGGTGACTTTTTCTTTGATAATGACCATCCTTGTAATATGAGAGATGTAGACTTGGAATGGCTACAGTTCACAGGCATAAAAGATAAAAACGGAAAAGAGATTTTTAGTGGTGATATTATTAGGTTTGCTGATAGGTGGGAATGGTATCGCTCAGGGGGTCGGACAAGAAAAGAAATTGAAGGAGATCACGTTAAGTTTCCATACGAAGAAAGGGTTGTTGAAATCCCAGACTGTTATGAATGGTTATTGTCCAGTGAGATTCAAGAATATTGGGAAGTAATCGGAAACATACACGAATAGGAGGTAATATGAAAGCAACAATAGAATTTGATTTACCAGAAGATGAATGTCAATTTAGATTAGCATCTACAGCCATGGATTGGGCATTAACTGTGTTTTACCTTGATGAAGAGTTGGGAGACATAATAAAGCGTTGTGGTGATGATAAAACGGTAGAAGAGGCTGTTCAGCACATTAGAAATCAACTGTTTGAAACCATGCAACAAAGGGGCATAAGCCTAGACATGATAGAATAGGGGTGCTAAATGAAATATATATGTAAATTTTGTTTATGTGAGGAGTGGGGTCCTCGTACCTTAGAACAAGAATATTGTAAGCCAAAATTTTGTCCCTTTGACGGTGGGGAAGATTGCTGTTGGGAAGAAATGAAAGAACTAAAAAAGGAGGATGAGTCATTATGAGAGAAGACGGTTATTATTGGGTCAAAGTATATAAGGGCAGTCATTGGGTTGTTCTTGAATGGGATAGCTATTTTAAACAGTTTGACCATAATTGCTATGATGATCTATATGAGGAAAAAGACGTATACAAGATAAATGAAACACGGATACTTAATCCAGAGGATGAGTCATTATGAGAGAAGAAGGTTATTATTGGGTTAAAGAATACTATAGGGCAAAATGGAGTATAATGGTGTGGTATAATGAGTGTTTTTTTGCTGTTCAATGTGAACAAGCAATAGATAATGTTTATAAGATAAACGAATCACGGATACTCGACCCAGACGAACCTGTATAGTGTTACCATACAAATGTATTAAACAGATGTATTGTTAGTAACGCACTAACCCTGTTTTTGATAGTTAGTGCATCAAATATTAAGCAAAGGAGATAATATGCTATTTAAATGGTTAAAAGATTTACTCAACAAACCAGAAGCTAAAGAAACAATCCCAGAATTTGACATGACTGGGGTGAAATATAAAATTGTTTATAATGGGGATATTCAAAAGGCTTTTAATGAGGATCTTGCAACGTCAGGCACAATCATTAATGAATTGCCTGACACGAATGATAGGCAGTATATGCTGTATGATAAAGCCACAGTGTTGAAAGTATATAAACTCTTCCCTGCACTTAAAAACCACGAAGAGTTTTTAAAAGATAAATTTGATAAAAATTCCGAGGGCTCAGACTGCGACAATAAAGCGGAACATAATTCATTGTGGTTCCATAGACTCCTTCCAGGCTGTGCAGTTATAAGTCTGTCCCAACCTAGTCACAGATTTTCTGGCATTGTAACAATTGATGCAGGAATTATCTGGTTTAATGGAAATCCAGCAAGTAAAGATTCAGTTTATGATATAATTTTCTAGGAGGTGAAATGGAACATAAAATTAAAATTGACCCAATTTATTTTGAACAGGTTCTGTCCGGTGAAAAGACCTTTGAAGTTCGTTGGAATGATAGAGGTTATCAAAAAGGTGACACCATTGTTCTAATGAAAACAATGGAAAATGGAGTTGCAACAAATTCAACAATTAGAAAAGAAATAATTTATGTCCACAGTGGCCTTGGAATGAAGGAAGGATTTGTAGTTTTGGGAATAAAGGATTGTACAAAAACTGTAGTTTTTCCAAAACTTAAAAAAGAAATCGACCCAGAAAGGATTTTTGGATGAATGGAGATGAAAAGGATGCCATTGTTCAGGGTGGTATGTTCGAAGAATATGATTATTTTTCAGTAGATAATATCAGGCCAGTTAGATGGTGGGATGAAAAGGATGTTGTTATCCGTGAACAACCCGGATTAAAGAAGGTTGACCATAATATAACTTATGAGGACATGGAAATGACAAGTGTAAAGGAGGTGATAACATGAAAATAGAAGATATTCTTGACCTTAAAATTGATAGTGAAGATTTTCCAGAAGACCTAACTATTAGAGGTTATCTGATACTACTTTTACAAACACTGTTTATGGAGGGCGAAGGATTCAGTGGTAAAAGACCATTCGGGAACAGTTGTTGGGAGAGTGATTTATACTGGCCTCTTGCTAAGGCTGATGTTATTGAGGGTGGTACTGAAAATTATAACCATGAGGCGGCAAGAGCGATAATTAAACTTTGTATTGACTCAATTTAATATTTACTATTATAGGAAAGAAAAGGGGTAGACCATTAAAACAGTCTACCCCTTTTTTTAAAACCTAATCTTCAATCTCCATAATGTTCATACATGCCGTTCTGTCTTCATATACAAATACTGCCAACATCTTGCCGTCAGATTCTCTTAGTACAGGTGGGTCAATACAACATACACCCCTAGTACTGCCACATTCTTCTTCAAAAAACCTACAGTCCTTACATGTTTGTTTACTCATATCACCTCCTTAAGATTGTTATAACCACGACCTATGATTCTCTTCTATTGTTTCCATTCCATCGTACTCTGAGATATACCAGTCTATACCGTCTGGAATTTCTACTACTTTAAGCTCAGAACTATATCCGTTTACTTCTTCACCAAGCATATCAACAACAGCTATCAAGTCTTTATCTGTTCTTTCTATGTCTATATCGTTAAAATGAACACCTTTTTCTGGCCAATCTTTAAACTCTTCACCCAAGTCTCTTGTAAACGTATAACGCACAAAGCTTTCAACGTCTTCTTCGGCTCTGATATAAGGATCGTGATAGTTTAGATGTGTGTAAAAAAACGCTTCCTTTCCCTTTAACTTTAAATATTCAACTTCTGCTTTTCTTGATAAACCAAAACCACCAAAACACCTGTTTATTACTACTTTCATCTCAGTTCCCCCTGACTTGGATGATCTTCAGGGATGTCAACTTCATCTAACAGTTCCTCTGGTATCCCTAAAACTACACTAGCTAGTTGTATCCTAGCAGTCTTGCTTAAGTTACGGTAGTTAAAACCACACGTACACGGGGTGTCCCAACATTTTACACAGTCTGACATTGCCATATTAAGCCTCCTTTAATAGTTTAATTATCCTTATACTCTGACGTGCAACCTCTACACGTAAAAACCTACGCCAACATACAGGCACAAAATAGGGTTACATATTTTAATATTCTCATTACATCCTCCATTCTGGTATAAAAAATTTATTATCTTCAACAACCCAACAACACTTTTCACACCAATGTTTACCGTTAGCCGTTAGTTCAACTCTTTGACGACCACAATTTGGACATGGCTCTGGTGAATATTCCAAGGTTTTCCATTTGTCCATTTCAATCTGCTCTCTTGCTTCTTCCTTTTCTCGCATTTCCCACATATCCATTGCTATTCCCCTTCTATGATTGTTTTTCTTTATTATAACATTGTTCTTAACATTGCCAAGCTTGTAGACGGTAAAAATGACGAGTGCTTCCCACCAGCCTTCATGTGTTCAAAATACTCTCTGTCATGTTGCTCTATATATTTTCTAAAGCACTGTTTTGCCTGAAGTTTTACATCTTCTACTGATAATTCTATCTCGTATCCGGTCTTATATCCAACCCTAAGCTCAAAACCCCTTATTTGAAACATTAATTCCAGAGCATGGTACGGGTCTTCTAAGGCTTGTGTGTCCAGATATTTCTGATAACAATTAAAGTGCGTTGGATTTATTGATATTGGACACTCAGATTGCCACCAAGTTATCTTTTTGCCACATAATCCGCATATTTTCATGTTTATTCCTTTTGATTTATCGTTTATTCTATTATACCACAAAACAACAATTATATTACACTTTATTTTTAGAACAAGAGACTTTTTATTTGGGTATTTTTTTATCCGCAGTTTTTAGAACTTTGACTAAGGAAGTGGGTTTTGCTGATAAGACGGATGGTTTTAGTTTGTGCAAAATAAGACAGAATATTATGGTTAGTTACTACATGAGCAAAAGTATAACGTTTGTTCAAGATAAAAGTCGGGGGCCACCACCATATATAGGGGGTGATAGCCCTCTCGACCGCTACATCTTGTGCCTCCATAATGGAAGGAATCCACCATGTTTACTCCATAATGCAATGGTATGTAATCAACTAATCTACTATACTGGTAGACACCACCTAATTGTGAAGTTATGCTATATTATCACGATATAACCTGCCATGTAACGTACTGTAATACCTTAACATATAACACACCTGTGCATATATTCTACATTACCTGTGCATATATGCATACTTTACAGCTCAATCCTCCAATATGGAATAACTCCCCAATTTGTAGGAAAAAATAATTGAAAAATAATTAATGCTTCTTTGTGATTCTGTAAGTTTAACAATAACCACCCGAGCTCATATGTTGGCTCTTTTTTCGGATCTGAATTTTCTATGCTTTCTTCAACCCATTTTGACTGTAATTGCACACAACTCTTT